GTGAGTTTGCCAGGTGAGCCGTAGTTGGCAGTGTTAAAGCGCATGGCCCTATCATTACCAACGACTCCTTCTCCCAGGAGACCAAAACGACGGGTAAGAACCCGAAGGTTCTTGACATGTTCACCAGTAGCTGTGGCAGCTACATCGATAGAGGACGTTTCAGGTCCCGTAAACACATAATTTGAGTCATCAGACATCACCACGTTGAAGCCAGAATCTTGGAAATTTCCAAGAACCTGGGCACGTGGCAAGATCTGATAACGTTCCAATTGAGAGTTATTAAGTTGCGAAGTTATAAGAGTAGAATCATCTAAAGCAGGCACATAATCACTAAAATCGGCTACAGAGAAAGACATATCATCTCCCCCAGAAATGAAAACATTAACATCAATAGTATCAGAAACAGCAGAAGTAGTTCGCAAAGAATTGACAACACGTACATATAAAGTGCCAATCGTTGCATTAGGATCAGGTTGTTCAGCAAAATTATGAAGCATGCACCTACGCATTAAAGAATTAGCGGTGTATTTACATGTTAATGTTACTTGATCAGACGTACGAAAATCAATATTAGCAGTGTTACATTGAGTGAAATCATAACCAGTGGAAGTAAGTCCACCAGAAGGAACAAAAGCTACAAGTAATCGCCCAGAATGATATGCAGTTTTCGTGCATTGTACACGAATTTTAATAGGTCCATTCCATAACCTAAACATTGAAGCCACATAGGACAAGGCTCCATTATAGTACAGAGTATCGCCACCAACATACTTAGTGTTGCAGGCTCCGGGTGATACAGCCATTTTAAACAATTCAGTATTAGGCGCATCGGCGACCTTCCATTCGAATTTCGTGAGAAAGTTTTCGTGCTGTACTACATAGTTAATGTCCATTTCGTCCAACTGTGAGCCAAACACATCGAAACGGGTTCCAATCTCATTGGACACAGAAGTGCCCATAACAACGGAGTTGTCAACACCGTCGGAGTTTGTGAATCCGTAACCAGGTATTTGGCACATTTTGGACGTGTGGGTAAGGTTCATGGGCTTAGACAAGCCGACCATACTTGCGGCACCAGAGATTGCGTGAGCAATCCATGCCACTGGATTGAGGTACTTGCCAATCACAGGTATTTTACTACCCATGCCGGCAAGTTGCCCAATTAGGGAAGCTGGT